CTGCAAAAGGAGCATAAATGTTAAAAGCATTACAACAACTGAAGACACCAAAGGAACCGATTAATAAGGAGGACTTGGTTGAGAAGCTTCTTAATGACGCTATTGATGACCATCTTGCTCTAAGGAACAAGCCAGAATTTAAGAAGGTCGGTGGTTTTCACCCAAGTTACACAAACCAATGTGCTAGATATTGGCATTACCTATTTGAGGGTCAAGAGGTCACACCTTCCTTTAGATCACAGACTTATCGTATCTTTGATAATGGTCACGCTGTCCATGAGCGTCTGTATAGCTATCTCCGTGAGATGGGTATACTTGTTGCCGAGGAAATCCCAGTAACTCATACAGACCCTCCTATTGAGGGTACAGCTGACGGAATCATTGACTGGTATGGTCACAAACTGATTGAATTGAAGTCAATTAGCGCAGAAGGTTTCCAGTATCGCCAGTTCCATAACAAGCCAAAAGATGATCATTATCGTCAGGCTCAGATTTATATGAGGTGTTTGGACTTACCAAGTGGTTATGTTATCTATGAAAATAAGAACAATCAGGAGATATTACCTATCTTTATAGAGCGTGACGATGTTTTTATTGATAAACTGTTTACTAAGTATAATAAAATTTATACTAACTTCCTTGAGGGGGAGCTACCTAAACAACCGTATAAGAGGTCATCGGCGAAATGCGCTCAGTGTGACCTTGCTGCCATGTGTTGGGGTGAAGGAGAATTTAGCAAAACTACCGAGGTTGAAGAACCTTTCTAGGTATTGCTATGAAAAAAGATGTTCAACGAAGAGAAAAGAGTTTGCTCAAACGGTGATTGCAAAAAACAATTCGTAGCTAAAGTTTATAATGCTACCTATTGCAGTCCGGAGTGTAGAAAGATTATAACCAATAAGAAGCTATTGGAATCTTATCACACAAAAAAAGCTAATAAACATAAGAAAAGAATCTGTAAAACAAAAGACTGTACAACAATACTTTCTACTTATAATAAAGAAGATATCTGTGAAGCCTGTAAGGAAGAAAGGTATGTTCAAAGGTTAGTGTCGTGGGGTTGGGATGAAGAAAAGATTCGCAAGGATCAGAAGCAATGAGTCTCAATTATTTAAAGAAAGAGAAGGTCAATACCGTACTGGCTATTGACCCGGCTTCTCACTCACTAGCTTGGTGCATCATGCAAAGAATTGACGGTGAGTTAGTTCTTGTTAAGTCAGACAAGCTTTCTTTCATGAAGAATTCTACGATTGAAGACAAGTTCAGTCAAATTAAGTTTGGGATCACAAGTATCTGTAATTTATACAAGCCCGATGTTTGCGTCATTGAGCAGTCTGTTTATATTCAGAACTTTCAGACAAGCCGTTTACTTTCTTACATCATTGGCTTCACTTGGGGAATGGCATCCTTCACCTGTAAAAGAGTGATGGATGTCAGTCCTCTCGTATGGAGAAGTGGTGTTGGATATAAAAATCTAACAGGTAAAGATAAAGATGCCTTAAAAGAAAACGGGCAAAAAAAGAATATTGAACTTAAAAAGAAAGAAGAAAGAAAACGCAGAGTCCGTGTTATAATTGAAGAATATTTCAACGATGATGACCTTGACCTCGGTGACGATGACATTGTTGACGCTGTTGGAATAGCTATTTGGTATTGGAAAGTGGTTAACCCGGATGACTGATGTTTATAAAGACAAAGCTTGGTTGTACGAACACTATGTTCAAAAACGAATGAACTTAACAGATATTTGCAAGGTTTTAAAACAATCTTATAATATCGAAGTAACACCGCAAGCAGTTTATAACTGGTGCAAAAAATATGACCTCCTCAGATTTCGAGGCAAAGGTCGCAATCTTTCTTCAACAACATTGCGGAGACCAAAATCTCCTTTGCAAGAGCAAGTTGAGAAAAGAAGAAGAGAACAACAAAAAGCTAATAAGCTTAGAAAGAAAGGTATGGGGCGATGAAAAGAAGCGTCACTATTAAAGATATTGTCAATTTTGCAAGATTGGATATGATTTATAACCAGATCCGTATTATTGAAGCAAAGCAAAATCAATCACCATCAAAGTGTCTTGGTTCAGGTAAGTGTTGCAAGATTGGTCTTGTTATTCCAATGTTTGAATGTGCCAACATTGCCTACAATCTTACTCAGCAATACTATTTGACTCTTGAGGATAAAGGTGAAGACGCTGCTAAAGAATGGATGGCTGATGTTGTCAACTCTCTTAAACAAGCGATGTATGACGAAACATGGAAGTCCGGTGGAGAATCTGAAAAGCATTGTGCTTTCTACAAAGGGGGCTGCACAGTCTATGGGTTTAGACCGTTCGTGTGTCGTTCTTTCGGGACAATAACACCTGTTGATGATTTCTGTCCACGAGAAAGAAATGCTTATGGAAATATTGATTTCTATGCAGGGAAGCCTGTGCAGAAAATTGTTAAGGAATTTCAAGACATTATCAGAGAGTATGCATCAGACAAGCATGAAAACTACGATATGACCTTGTACATGCCTCTGGGAGTCCTTAGCTTCTTGCTCCAACCAGAAGAACTTACCGAACTAGCCAAAGACACCGACCCAAGATTCTGGATTGGTACATCTGGTTGGTACAACTATCGTGTTGAGTTTACAAAACAACATGGATATTCTATTGAAGAATTAGAAGCTGCTGCTGGTGAGGGCGGTAAGCAACTTGCATTTGACCCAGAGGCTTAAATAAAAATGGAGATTGTATGGAATGGCACAAGTGTTGCCCAAGTCCGTAATGAAGGTTACAAGGTAGCCGAGGATGAAATCTACAATCGTCTAATCCTAATGGGTGTTGAGATAGATCGTGATTGCATCATGCCATCAGATCTCAAGCCTATGGCAGAGGTTGGTATTGGTATTCAATATCAATCAGAATGTTATGACCATGTAGGTTACGATGTTTTAATTAATAATCGACTCCCTCTTGATTACGCAATGTGTAGCGGATACAATGTTGGCTTTTCATACTGGGAAACAACACGCTTGCCTGAAGACTGGGTAAGGCGTATGAACATGATGGATGAAATCTGGACAACATCATCATGGGCTAAAGATGTATTTACAAGTTCCGGAGTCAAAGTCCCCACTTATAATTTTGATCTCGGAGTAGATTCAAGATACTTCTTTCCTGTGAAGAGGACTCTTAAATCTCAACCGTTTACCTTCCTTAGCATCGGCTCTCCTTCTACCAGAAAGAACAGTCAGCTCGCTGTTGATGCGTTTGTAAAGCTCTTTGGCAAAGATGATAGGTTCAAGCTTCTTTACAAGAGCGTGGACTCTCCTGATGCCCGACTGTGGAATGATAGGGGTGAGCCTTCTGCTATCAAAAATCATCCAAATATTGAAGTCATTGAGAATGATGTTCCCATTGAAGAACTGGCTTTAATTTATGATCGTGCAGATTGCCTCATTTACCCTACAAGTGGTGAAGGTTGGGGCATGCTGCCTCTCCAAGCTATAGCGAAAGGTATTCCGACTATCTGCACCGATGCTACAGCTTGTACAGAATATGCCAGTATGTCAGTTCCTCTTGATTTCAAATGGGGAAAAAGTAAGATGTCCGGTATCTACGGTGAGTGTGGTGAATGGGCAGAGCCAAATTTCGATGATTTATGTGATAAAATGTTATATGTAATTTATAATTATGATGATGTTTCTAACTTCACATATAACAATGCAGTTACCAATCAAGATAAATGGTCTTGGGATACTGTTGCGAAAGGCTATTACGACAGATTATGTCAGATATTGAACCAGTAAAAGAGAAGACTTTATTCGATAAGATTAAGGATGTTGAAGATGCGGGGCTAATGCATGTCAAAGGTTACTCTAACCACGAGATAGCCTCTCTGATGTCAATCAAACCAGCCGAAGTCAAGGGTTATATTGAAGAATACAAGAAGATTCTCAATAGGAAAGCTGACGATGACCCCTACTTCCTAGAGCGTGTTCAGTTCAATACAATCAAAGCTCTTAAAGAGTTTGATGAACTAAGCAAAGAAGCTTGGGAGACAATCAACATTGCGACAGATCATGGGATGGTCGCAGCAAGGATTCAAGCCATTAAGCTTGCCGGAGAGCTTGCTACAAAGAAAGCTCAGCTTCATAAACTCATGGGTGGTAACAACTCCGATGCCGAGTATATCGGTAGAATGCAGAAGGCTGAGAATGTTAACCAGATTCTGTCCAGAGTCCTCCGAGATGTTATTGCAAAGTTTCCCGAAGTTGCGGAAGAGGTTCGTAAAGAACTTGCTATCGCATTTGAAATAATGGATGAGCCAAAGGAAGAGGAAGTCATTGATGTTGAATCTCACGAGCAATAAAAAAGCTCATATCAAGAGACCTTTTTTTGACCCATTACGGCTCATAATTAGAGACCTTTTTTTTGGGCTTTACCAATATCGTCATAATTTGAGAATGGCTTTTTTGCCCTTACGGGGGGTTTTTTATGTCTGATTATCTCGGCATCAACTTAAACTATGATGATTTTGATAAGTTACTTAAACAAGATGAACTTGTTGAAGTTCCTGTTTCTATAGAAACTTTTGTAACAGATAAAAAATATCTTGGACTACCTAGCCTATCACCTA